CAATAAAAGAAAAGAAATTACGGAAGGGAGTTATGAAAATTTTGAACCTAAAATACGAGTTTTGAAGAAAAGACTTCAGGGATGCGGTTATACACCCGTTCCATTTGTTGCGGGGGATTTTGCTGGAGAAAGTGATGGGGAGAACCATCCTAAATAATAAGAAAGACCAACAATACCGACAATTAAAAGCCGGGTATTGGACTGAGACACTTTGAAATAAGTGTGTAGAGAAAAGGATTGAATCACGTACTGATATATTGAAGATTCAGGAACCAAAAGGCACCAAAAGACGGTGGCAATTGAAATTACAGGACGTAATTTGGAAGGTAAGTTATACAGAGCAGGTATAAAAATTAACATACCTAGAAATTTGGTCGAATTCTTAAGAATCCATTTAGCGATAGAGTTATCGGAATCTTTCAAAAATTTTCCGATAGTAGAGGTAGCGAATGAAGTCTGGTGTGTAAGAACAATACTGGCGACCAAAGCCACAAGAACAATTACAGCAGGCTTATTTAATGCTGATGTAAAAGAATTAAAAATGTCAGAAGTAGCATCACCTAAATCAAAAGATTTAGATTTCTTTTGAGGTGAAACCGTCTTTACAGGCGTATAAACACGAGGTCGAGGGGCTACTGCAACGGTTTTAACCGGAGCAGGAACTCGCGTTTGACCATTGGGTTTTTGGCGTTTAGCACCATTTGGGACAGGAATGCGTGAAGTACTCATTTCGAACGTTTTTAAAATATTATATATAAGAGAAATAAAATAGGTTTAAAACGTACAATAAGGAGATCAATATAACATGGTAATAATGAAAATGGATCAAGGAAAGGACAAACACGAGAAGCGTGTCAAGTACATGATCAATTTGCGGTATAGAATTCAAGAGAGAATTAAACAAGGCAGACACTTCGTCATATAGGGCTTTCAAAAATTTGAAAGCCAAGTTAATTATGGGTTTAAGGACAAATTCCAAGGCTTTAATTATTTCAGAAAAAATTAACGTGAGAGACTGAAGAAGGAACTTTAAAATAGAGGCCAAAGGATTGACATATTTTGAATGAACCTTAAAACAATGGGTCTTCCCATTATAATTGTGAATAGGAAACCGTAACACATAAGGGGTAGGAGTGAGGTGAACAGAAGATGATACTGAATAAGAGTAAGGACTATTATTGTCAAGTAAATATACAGAATTTAAAGGCTGATAATTTTCAATTGCATGAATTTCGGTGTTTCCTGTTTTCTCATAGGAATGGGTAGAAAAAGGCGAATTACGAAATTTCAGAGGAAAATTATAGTGCATAAAAAGCTCACCAACTGATTTAAAAAGTTTCAATTCACAATTAATACCACCCGTATTATGAGTAAAACAGACGTCATCATGAGACGAAGAAAATAACACGGATGAAGGAAAGGGTTGACCAGGGGTGATATAATTGTCTATACAAATTTTTGGTAGCAAAGAATATAAGCCATTGTGGACGTACAAGAAAAAATGCTCGAAAAAGTCAACGGGTTCAATGTTTTCTAAAGTTTCAAAGTATCCATAATCTTTCAATTGATTTTTAAATGTAAAATTGAATTTAGAGAAAGAGGAAAAGGGAGAAATGTTAACAAGAGAAAGGTTTTGGGACTTATGAAAAGAATAACACATTAATTCTTTGAAACCGAAAGACGAGTCGAGAATTTTTGTATGTACATCACCACATGAAGGAGGAAGTGTACAACCTTGAAAGAACCAAGAATGTGTGCGATGAACTTCGATACATTCCGGGTCAAATTCAAAAGGAGAAGGATGGTAGGCAGAAAAATTATAATGAAATTTGAATTTTTGATAAAATATTCGATTCTGCCTAGAGTTAAGTTTAGACAGAATCTCATTCTTCATTAAGGAAGAATGAATAAAAGACAACAAATAGAAAAAGAGGAAGATTCTAAGGACAAGCATTTTAGAGAAGAATATGGTAGAAATGAAATTAGTTTAAAAGTCAAAGGAATTACTGAATGTATTGGGGTTAATTTTTCCATTAGGGATAGTATAAAGAGTGTGGAAATTCTCCTTCTTCAACATATCCGGAATAGAATAAAAAAGCGTAGAGAAATTATTTATAATACCATATCGCTCACAGACCGCCATTGCGACGTGGTCACAAATCAATGAATTTTCGAATCCACGACAATTGTCGATCAAACTGATACGGTATTCTTCTACGTGAGCAGGGTTAATTAAATTGTGTCGACCGAGTTTGACGAACAATTTAACTGGATCAGGAGTGAATGTCCAATGACCGTCCACGATTAGCAAAAAGCGTGAACAAAAATAAGATAATAGAAATTGGAAAAATTTTATTTCGAGATTAAACATTAAACCAAAATGCTGAGTGTCCATATACTTCTTAAGGTGGTAACCGTAAATTAGGGAATCGTCACCGGAAAAGAGGGCGAGATACATCTGAGAAACTGGAATAAGAAGGCTAATAACAGCCATTAAAAAAAGAGTGTTGCCAATAAAAGTAGACGCATCACCGCTCTTACGCTGATAAGGAATCGCAGCTTTCAATTTTGAATTTTTGTCATAAATGTAAGTCAAAATGTGAGCATTAAACCACAATTGGACAAGTTCCTCTTCGATTCCAAATTGCCGAAGTATTTTACATTCAAGTTCAAGAGCCAATTCGCGTTGAGACTTGTCGTACTTACTGATATCAATCTCAAGGTGATCCAAGAGAGGATCCAGCGATTCGGGAGGAATGTCCGAGTCCAACATCTTTTCGAAATCAGATGTCGAAATATCCGAAAAAATTTTTACGTTCTTCCGGAGAGAATAACGGACACGTTTCTTTAGCTCAGTGAACATTGTACAGAAAACGGCATTAATATGTTTTTCATGGTATACAATTGTCTGAAGAGCGGCATAAGAAGATGCAGCATCAACAGTAAGATTAGGTTTTGCTTGTTTCTTAATCGAGAAGGAATATTGGTTAAGAGCGTCATTGTGCATAGCAAAAGATGGAACAATCTGATCGTGAACTTCTAAAGGTTGCTTCTTTAGCCACGAATGAATATCACCAGAACCAATCCTTACAGGATCAGAACAGGCGAGTCTCAGACGATACGGGTCGAAACATTCACGTAACAAAGCATCAAGCATTTCAGAGGAGACACGGTCATAGTCAACGACGCCGTTAAAATATGGAACGTTGCGATTTCTTTTTTCAAGAGCTAACAAAATTTCACGGTAGTTATATTTACGATCAAAAGGGCAAGGGGAGTGCAGATTAGGAATCATATTCTCATAAGGAGATTCGTAATTTTGAGCAGAAATTCGGGAATATGTAATATCTCCAAGTTCAAGGTTGATATCTGAATTGAATACGTCGTACTCATCAAAAGATAAGTCGATAAAGCAAATGTCAGAAAAGACACTGTTCAGAAAAATTTGAGCATGATTAATATCAAATGAACAAGTAGATTCAGAAAAAATAATAGGGGTTTCGTATTCATTCGTCTCGCAGCGAGTAATCACTTTGTTATCAATATAAGAAAATCCATTCATACATTCAAGTTCGAAAACCTGAGAAGGGATATCGTCAAGATATTCATTGATACAAAAAGCGAACCGATAATTATTAGCATGTTTGAATAAAACGTGTGACAGAATCTCAGAATCCAAGTCATCAGTGATAGAATCAGCACAAAAGAATAAAGTGCCGTCATCGAAAAACTTCTTTTTGACTAAGACGGATAGAGACTCTTTCAACATATTCAAGTCGGTTTTCTTCTTGCAAGAAAATTTCGAAGTTAAAAAGATATCAAATTTCCCATAGAAATTTCGAACAATGTGTACAGGTGATGACATGAAGTAGGGTTTCGATCTATGATAATGTTTACCGAGACGAGGGACGAAAAAGATTCGATTATGGGAGGATACGTGTTTTAAGGAAGTTTGAACAGTCTTCAAAGACGAATAGGATTTAGGAGTAGTGTATTGAGTGAAGTCAAACTCAACATCTTCCCAAGCTCCCATCGACACATGGATGCTCTGTTCAATTTCTTCGCGAGAATAGAGTTCTTTGACGGTTGTACCATTCACGCGAATGAGAGTAGCCAAAGCGTCGGTGGGAACACGGGTGTAATAAGTGAGTTTACGTTTATGTCTGGTCAGGGCAACAAGGGCATAGTTGAAACGAAGATAAATTTCGCTAGTCTTATAAGGATCGAGTCGGACGACAACGATTTCGTCAGCTTCCTTACCTTGATATTCGTGCACAGTAGACACATCCAGTCCGTAGCCCTTCAACTTGGTTTTCTCACCCTGGGTGAAGACCAAAATCTTCTTCCCACGATGAGCCTCCTTGTTGAAGTTATCGTTCTGAATGTGGACATACGTACACGTGTTCTCAAGATTACGTACAGCCGAAGACATGCCAAAGTTGAAACCATTTTTAGAATTTTCCTTAAGGTAATGAGAATTAAGACGCATAGCGACATCAGGAGGGCAACGATAAGACACATACAGGGTTTCAGAAATTGAAACAAAGGACTGAAGATTCAAATACTTACACCGAAAAGCTGGTGTGCGGTTAACGAAAGGAATTTGAAGAATGTCCCCAAGCATACGAATTACATCGGCACCAGAGATCGCGATGGCGAAAAAGATCATACCAGGATGAGCCATAAGAGCTTCATCAATGAAGAGAGTTCGTGACTTTTTATTGCGAGAAGAGTTGAGAAGAAAGCTAGCTAGAGTACGAACGTGAGTCTTGATTTGATTTTCAGTTGCGGAAGGGTCGCGTTTTTTTAGACGACGAGCAAAATCATCCCTACCCTCTCGTGTAGAGAGGAGGATGTTGCTGGCGTCTTCACTGGAAGGTGGGACACAGTTATTGACAATAAAATGTGTCTTACCACAACCAGGAGCGGCCTGAACAATTGAGCACTCATCCGGAAGGATGAACGAATCAATGTCGACTTGTGAGCAAGCGTCAATCATTTCCTTATCGAGACAAAGTTCACAGTAATCAGAAACGAGGTAACGACCAGGTTTAGCTATAGCATCAGCGAATTCAATAAAGGATTCACCGTCGAAGCACTTGTTATAATTTTCTACGGCTATTTCCGGGCGGAATACGTACTGAAAACGTTCACCATCAGTCTCGATAAGACCGAAATTTCCACGTTCGTTGCGAATAATATGATTTGTGGGTAGAAGGTGACTCAACCTCTTAAACACACGGCTATGATTGCTGCGTTCAGATTCATAAGTGAATTTTGTGAGTTCAATGAACTCACGCATAGCAGCACGATAACCGTGAGATTGGATTCTTGGGGGAGTGAAATCTTCTTCATCACAATCACCTAAAGAAATTCCGACAACCGGAGCCTCAGGCCGTGATTCCAGATCAACAGCGATCGGAGAGCGCAGTAGGTCAGAATCAATACCGGTAGGCACATTTTGATCGAGTGTCGTATATTCAACAGGCGTATCATTCACAGGTTTCTTCTTCTTCTTCGAGAATAGTTTCTTAAAGGAGCGACGTTTTGGAATTATTACTTCAGGTTCAGATGGTGGAACAATTTCAGGCTGAGGAGGATCAACAACATCCTCAACTGCCTCCTCATAGATTGACGGTTCATCATCTATCGAAGTTTCGGTGATGTCATCAACAACTACTTCGATGGGACGAACCATCAGATCCGCTAGTTCAATTTCAACATCTCGAGGTGAGAAGAACTGGTGAACAGCGGACACAGCGGAGGAAATTCGTGTCCAATTAGTACCCATTCGTACCTCATTGTCAAGAGCTAAAGAGGCACGGAATCCCTCAACAATTTCATCAGAAAATTGGAAGGATTGAGGCGAACGTGTACCAATCTTGAAGAAACACTTTTTGAGACGATTAAGTCCACCATTAAAAATGTCATTGAACCGATTGGTAATATAATTCATTTTCTGTTCAAAGTCTGAAGGAATTTCAATACAATTAGAAGTAAGTAAATTAAAATTTTCTGAAGAATTGGATTGGTTAAAGTCATGACAAATTAAATGAATTTCGGTACAGGCGGCGCGAGATGTATCGAGTTTAACGGCAGTGACATTACCGAACATCTTTTCCAATACAAAAGCGAACTTAAGACTCTTCGGGGACGTCAGATCAAAAACCTTGAAATATGCCTGACCACCGTTTTTTAATATAGCGTTGGCAAGGACAATCTCATGGATAACAAGATCTGCAGCACCTTCGTAGTCTGTAATATATTCAGAATTATCAGCAATGTCTCCACCGAAAAAATCAACACCGTTGGGAAATTCGAGCTTGATTTTCTTGATAAAGTCAACCTTATTCTTTGAGGGGATGATGTCACCATCACCAGTCTCACCGTAAAGCTGAACGAACGCAGGATAGTCAGGAATTGCGAAATCGATCTTTTCAGTATGGGTAATACCGAAAACACGGATTCCAAGCTTGTTAACCAAGTACTGTACTTCAGCACCTGGTCCACCTATAGATATAGCTGACTCGATATCTTTATCAAAATAACGCTCGAACATTTCAGCGGTCTTTAAACCACTACGACAGATATAACCGCCGTTACCAAGAGCAGATAAAGGATAATACAATTCACGTGCAGTTTTAAGATTTGCGCGGAATTGACTTTTTGTCATATTGTGTTCTCCTTCGAAGAACATTGAAAAATTTTTATCTCGGTCCTCAGTAGTATTGTGTGGGGAGCGAGAGTCAGTAGAAAAGGGGACAGACGGAGCGTCTTGGAATTCATGACGATATTTGAGAGCAGAACAATGGTCATTGCGAACGTCAAAATGATATACTTTACCTTTTCCGAATCGTAAGCTACGACCAGAATAGTGCACGCAAACACGTATGTCGAACTCAAGAGAAAGAAGGACGAATGTCTCGAGAGGCATGAATCCATTGCGGGAACCATCAGTCACATTCAAAGATTGTCTTATAGATGAAGAGTCATACATTGAGAGCAGATGTGTTGAATTCTTGAGACGGGAGCGGAGTTCACATGTTGTCCCAGGAAATAGACCCAAGTCGATCACAGACTGGAAAAAACAGTCTCCATTCGACGTATTGGGGTGAATTGTGACGAATGCAGTACAAGTTTCATGAACAAGATCAGCACGGGAAAAGGATCTTTCATTAGGCAACGATTGTTCGAGATTGGACATAATGGCATCACGAACAAGAACAGGGTCAACAGCCGAGTTTATCGTTTCGTCTGGTACTACAGATACGTTGTGCAATTCACGGTCGAGGGTGAGAGCTTCAAGCTCTTCATCAACGGTTATAAAGCGCACTAGACGATCACGAATAGCAATCCCGAAACGACGACGAACCTCGAGCTTGTCATTACCGAGCAATTTCTCAAGGGTGTTACGTATATGAAGAGAGTTACGGCATGAATCAAGGGAGTCAAGGTCCTTTATATCGAACGAAATATTGCGAGTCGACATAGAAGTGAGACCCATTATATGCTTACGTAGAGCCCAAAATCCATTTGAGAACATACGTCGCAAAAAGAAAGAGCTACTGAGAGAACGAACACGGTCTTCGTCCTTTTGAAGAGTGCTGAGTGTCTTAAAACATTCATAATTGGAAATATAAGTAACCAAATAGGTTGCAAAAACCAAATGCTTGAGAGTATCGGGGTCGACGGGGTCAACGAGGCCAACACTCTGACCACTGATCACTTCACGCGTATTAAAGTTCACAGCGGCCTTCAAAAGGTTTTGAACAGTGAATTTAGTATCAGAGAGAGTGTCAGCATACCCGCGAAGTTTAAGATACAATCGCATCGGAGCTACAAGACGAATTGGTTTCATATGATTCTCAAGAGAGTTGAAAAAAGTGCCTTCATTCAAGGTTTCCCATCGCCAGTAGTAGACAATAATTTTTGAGTCGAGAGAAGAATCAGTAAAGGTACGAAAGACGTTGCTTCGGGGAATAGATCCAGAAATTGATTTGCGAATTGTAAAAAATACAACGTCATCTTCCTTCTGATCCTCGAACTCTACATTATAACTACATCCACTAAAGCCGATTCGGGTAGTTCGAAGAAGGGAAATATAAGTAGAGAAAAGATGTTCATAACCCTCTTGGTTATCGTTAGTAAACCAAAAACGGATATAAATTTCACCGTCACGGATGAATTTAGAAAAATTTAAGTCATGGTTAAGCGAACCGGAATTTTCATAAAGAATTTTAGGACTGAAAATAAAACACCCCTTTCCGATTAGTGCGTCAGCATGATACATAGCTTCGGCGATATTTAAAGGAGTCATGTCATAAGTTGAATGGAGGAAAATTAAATAAGGTGCTTTAATTTTACAGTTTTGAGAAACACGGTGACAGATCACGCGACTGTCTCCTTCAGTGTGTTTCTTGATAATTTCTCGATGAGCGTGAGATGGTCGAGAAGTACGAAGTTTATGAAGATAATTAGAATGACGTTTGTCGTCATTATTTGATAGTAATGGGAAACATGTATGTACGAAGTTTTCATGAAGATGAGTGATAGGATTTCCACCAACGTCTTTGTAAACAGCATCATATGATCCGCGGGGTTTTGAATTACGTTCAATACCAAGGTCATGCATGAATTTACTACGTGATAGAATTCTATGAGCGCGATGGAAAGAGTGCGAGCCTGAATCCATAGCAGCTGAAAAGTCGAGTTGAAAGCCCCAAAAGCGATCTCGAAGGATACGTTCTTGGTCTTTTGAGACTTTCTGTTTTACGAAGACTTTCTTTTGATTAGCCTTCTGAAGAGCGTGCGCGTTCGCACGGTCAATGTGTGCTTCCGTGACAAGATTGCCAAGGTCAGTGTTGTCAAGAACCTTGCGTACAAGATTCTGATGAATTAACTTAGAGTTAGTAACTCCAAGTTCGAGTTGAAGATTGTCGGCGATGTAATCGACAATCGTTTCTTTAGGTACCACGTTTGATACCGTAGGTATGGACGTCATGTTTGAGTCCACGAAAGACAATCAGTACTGTGTAAAGATTGTGATATATGTTAAACACGAGGAATAACACGGGATGAAAACGTAATACGTGTATTAGTTTTGATAATGACTGAATTGCGTGAATTCAGCCAATTA